TCCAAACATGTCATTTAATTCAGAATACATGTCACTCATGTTCTCGTATAACCATATATTGTCAACCATAACATTTCTTTTCGATGCATACTTCGTCCAATCTATAGGAAGTAGTTCGCATGTCTCAACATATTCTTCGAACAACATCGCACCAAATCTTTCTTTCTTTATGGTCTGGTGCCAGAAATATGAGCTGACAACTTTGTCCCATGGGTTTCGTTCAATTGTAAATTTGTAATAATTTTTCCATTCAGTTGGATATAGATTTTCAATTTGATGCCAACTCACATGCCCGTTTTTATTATCCGTATTCAACCTAGGGGTTTCATCTCTCTCAGATCCTGTACATACGTCAAACTCTCCCAAGTACGGGTATAAGATCTTTTCTAATGTAGACCCTGCAGTTTTACGAGTTTTAAGAAAAATAAATTTATGTTTATGTGATACGATCATTGTGTTACTACTACGGTTGCTCCTTGGAACCAGTTGCGAGAAATAGGAACAACTTTACGGTTATACTTGTCTAACCACTCATTTAAAGCTTTCCATTCGTGGTCTTGCCATGTCGTGTAAAGTACACGATTTGATTTTCCTTTTGGTGAAGCTTCACCGAATACATGTCTCCAACATGACAACTCATCAAATCGAATAATCGTACCCGGTACGATACGATCATTCAATAGGTTCAGTGAGTAATCAGTGCTACTGTAAATGTCGCAGTCCACGTGAAGAAAAGAAATGGGAGAAAGTGCTTCAATGAGGAAAGTAGGGAGGGTTTCATTAAACCATCCTTTATATAATTTAACATTGTCTGGAACCTCTGGTAATTCGCCTTTTCTATCAAAAGCTTCTGCTTTTACGTTTTTTTGCCCCATGTCCCAATCTTCTGGCAACCCTTTAAAAGAGTCGAAACCATGGAATTCAAGGTCTGTCCTCGCATTTGCCAAACAATTAATAGTGACACCATTATACACGCCAAGTTCAACATTGATTCCCCAATCAGGAAGATATTTTGCCAAATCATTTAGTTCTCTTAATCTTACATTGTTTGTGTTTTCGTCTTCATGATTAAATTTATATTTTTTAACATATTCAAACTCATTGATTTTCATCATCTTTTAGATTCCTCACATGGGATGCATGTATCTTAACTTGTATTATACCATTATAATAATCATTTTTCAAGAGAACTTTTCTTTCAATCTGTTCAACAAGTTCCATATATGATAATTCACCTTTGGTTTTGCAAAGATGAAGTATTTCTCTTTTGAAATGTATATCGGATTCGATGAGGTTTTGAACTTCTTCACTTGAACCATAATAATTCTTCCAATCGGACTCGCTAATCTTAGTGCGTCTGCGTGTCTTACCTTTTAAAGGGGGCAACTTTCGTTTAGATACGAATAGTTTTTTGCCTACGTATTTTTTACCTTTTGGATCTGTAAGTAAATAGACAAACCCAATATAATCTCCAATATCTTCAGAGGTAAAGGGTTTGTCTTCATATGTCCAAGGATTTTCGTAATCAATAATCTTTTTCAAAATTTAACTCGTCAAGGGTAAAGTCATCTTCTGACTCTTCCTCAACATCTGTTAAATCTATATCAACTCCACAGAAAGGACAATACGATGGTTGAGTAGAGTCTTCATATTCTATATATGAAACTTCCCAACTACTTGCGCAGTCATCGCATGATAAATCGTATACGACTTGTTCTTCCACTGCATTATCCTTTTGTAAAAGTGGTTTTATTTTAGTATATATGCTATAAAGTTTTTCTAAATCTTTCTGATTCAGTTCTATATTTAACTTCATGCGGCATATGCGTCGTCCCAACTTCCTGTCAAACCTGCTACTTCATACTCAGTCACTCGATTCTCAAAAAAGTTGGTGTGATCCGCACCATTTAATACCCACTCCAACCAAGGCAGTGGGTTTTCACGAACATGGAAGTTTGACTTTAATCCAAGTTGGAGTAGACGACGATCCGTAATGTAACGAATGTAAGTCTTCACATCTTCTTTACTCAGTCCTTCGATGTCTCCCATTTCATATGCAAGGTCAATGAACTTGTCTTCAAGTTCTACTGCCTTACGTGACATTACATAAATTTCACTCTTAAACTCATCATCAACAATGCGAGCATGCTCTTTACAGAATGAACGGAATAGTTTAGAGTTACCTTCAACATGCATTGACTCATCACGAATCGACCACTCGACAACCTTACCCATACCTTTCATCTTACCGAAACGTTGGAAGTTCAACAACATCACGAACGATGCGAACAGTGCAACACCTTCATTGAATACAGACTTCGCAAGACACAATCCCAGTCCCCTTTGAGTTGACGGATCTGCTTCCATGATGAAATCAATCTTGTCCACCATCTCTGTGTACTCAAGAAACTTATGATACTCTGACTCAGGCAATCCAAGTGTCTCGTTCAACAATGCATATGCACGTTGATGAATCCCTTCACGAGCTGCAAATGATCCAAGCATGTTACGTACTTCATTGTTCTTAAACTTTGGAATAAACTGATCGTAGTAGTTCTGTCCTACTGCAACATCAGACTGTGTGAACAAACGCAAAATGTTTGTCACATAATCCTTTTCAACTGCAGTCATCTTACCACCTTTCCAATCAGTGACATCTTCTGATAGATCAATCTCATCTTCAATCCAGTGTGCCTTTTCGTGACGTGTAGTAATCTCCACTGCCCAAGGATAATGGAATGGCTTGTATGTCGCAGAGAACTTTGTGAGACCACCAGACTTCTTCTTCAAAATATCGTCTGCCCGTGACATCAAATCATCATAACCACCAATGCGTTTGTCATCAATAAAAATCTGTGGCATAGAATTAACTCGACGTTGTTCTGTGCCTTTTGTAATCTCTTCCTTATTACCATTCAATTTTTGATAAAAGGCAAGTCGTTGTTCTTCTTCGTCCAATACATTTTCTGTATATGTAAAACCATGACCGTCAAACCATTCCTTTGCTTTGACGCAGAAAGGACACCCCGACTTTGAATATACTGTTACTTCCATATTTACCCCTGACATGCTACGCATTCTTCTTGTGATTGTGTTTCAGAGAATTCTACCAGACGGTCTCTCTCTACCTTCTGTGCAACATTTTCTGCTCGATTTGATGTTTCGGTGCGCAGGTAATACATACCTTTGCAACCATACTTCCATGCATTATAATGCACCTTATGTAGGTATGCCTTGCTTGCACCTGCAGGGAAGAACACATTCAATGACTGTCCCTGACACAAGTATTTTTGACGTGACCCACCAAGGTATACTACCCAATCTTGGTTAATTTCAATTGCAGTTTTGAACACTGCTTTTGTGTGATCATCTAAAAAGTCCAAATGTTGAACTGACCCACCATTAGTAATGATAGAAGACCATACCTCTTCAGTATTTTTTCCTACCTTTATTAATTCTTCTTCCAAGTATGTATTCTTCTTGAGATGCGAACCCGCACGTGTACGGGAGGTAAATGCATTTGCTTTCCAAGGTTCGATAGATGGTGATGTATCACCTATGAGACTTGAGTTAGCATTAGGAGCAATAGCAAGAAGATGTGCGTTACGACGACCAGTGCCTTCCATGTCCGGTGCCTCACCCTTTTCCTTTCCGAGGCGTATAGATTCTTCAATTGCTTTGTCCTGTATGTCTTTAAAGATTGCATCATTCACATCTCTTGCTTCATCAGACTCAAATGCTACTCTATGTTTTTGGAGGTACGAGTGGAATCCCATGGCACCGAGACCCAAAGACCGTTCCCGTGTTGCAGAGTAACGTGCCCGTTGTATTTCGTCCCCTGCATAGTCAATGAAGAACTGCAAGACGTTATCAAGAAACTGGACAAGATCAGCAATAAGTGTAGTATCTTTCCATTCATCATATTTCTCCAAGTTAACAGACGACAAACAGCAGACAGCACTGCGTTCTTCGTTTGTCGCAAGGTGAATTTCATTACATAAGTTAGAACCACGAATCTTTAGTCCTAGTGCTTTTTGTGTTTCTGGCATTGCACGATTCGCAGTATCGATAAAGTTAAGGTAAGGTTCTCCTGTACGATAACGTGTTTCAAGAATCACTTCCCATAGTTTACGTGCTTTTGTTGTGTCACGAATAGATCTGTCATTAGGATCTAGTAAGTTCCAATCTTCGTTATTGCGGACTGCTTCCATAAAATCATCAGTGATATTGATTGCATGGTGCAAGTTCAAACACTTGCGATTGACATCTCCTGTCGGCACACGCATATTAATAAACTCAATGATGTCTGGATGATCTACATCCATGTATGCGGCATAAGAACCTTTACGAGTCCGACCTTGACGATATGCAACCATGTCTGCATCTACTGTGTGTAAGAACGGCATAGGACCGGGTGCTTTGTTTGATACCGCACGAATGTCACCAATGACCACCAACACCACCACCTTTAACAGACAACCATCTAAGTTCCGCAGAGTGCTCTATAAGTCCTTCTAATGAGTCAGGGACGTATGTAAGAAAGCAAGAGATAGGTAGTGCCTTTACTTTTTCGTTTGGTTCTGGTGCGTTTGAGAGCACTGGGGATGCGTACATAAACCATCCGTTAGATACTGCATTGTAGATGCGTTGTGCTAATCCCATGTCACCATACGAGTACGCAACCGCAGCTCGTGCAAATGCTTTTTGCGGTGTATCTTCATTGTCGTTGCAGTAGTAATCTTTTAAGAGTTTAAGTGCCTGATCAGACAGGACTTCATCTTTAGACAGATCAATCTTGATCCCAAGATGTTGTTTCTTCGTCATGTATTTTCCTTATTATATCAGATCAAGTGCTTGAGGATAAATCTTTGCAATTGCCTCTGCACATGCTTTTGCTATTTCAATGTGTTCTTTTTGTGTGCCGTTTGATGCACGTAATTCAATGTAATGAATCCACGAACGAATAGTACCATTCATGTAAAGTCTAGACGTTGTAAGTCCTTCTGGTAGTAATGCCCTTGCTTGTTCCTTTGCAATACCTAAGTTTGATTGCTCGTTTGTATTCCCTCTCTGCCATCCACATGACACGACCTTGAATACGATACCATTCACGTTGCAACTCAATGTCATCTACCTCAATTGAGTTCTGACGATTTTTCGTATCTTGCAATCGTGCTTCACGTCTGACAAACATCTCATCAAACTCTTGATCCGGGTTTGCGTATCGTTGCGAGAA